CGTAATAAGCAGGTCGCAAAAGAAACATGATTATATCAGCATCTTCTTCGATTCGGCCAGAAGCCCGCAAGTCCGCCATTGTCGGCATTTTGTCAGTCCTGCTCTCAACGCCACGATTGACCTGGCTGAGCAGGAAAATGTCAATTCCAGTCCTGACAGCAAGCTGCTTAAGCGCTCTCGTGACATGACCTATATTTGACGCCTCCGTGTTGTTAGAGTCGCCGGAGCATCCTTCAATTAACTGAAGATAATCAATGAAAATGGCAGACAGCTTTGATCTAGTTTTTGCCAGCAAAGAAACCTTTGCCGAGATTCCAGCAATGCTCTCAGAGGACGCATCGTAAATGTGAAATCTTTTGACAAAGCCTGAATCACGATAGCTTTCAAGTCTTTCTCGCTGGTCGGTTGTGTAGCTCCTGAGCCTGAGATTGTGTGAGCGTATCGGATTGGTCAGGTTGTTTGACAGGCTGAGATTCATGTAGTCATAGCAAGATATAGCCTTGTACTGAACCTGCCTCTTCGACATCTCAAGACTGAAAAACGCGACATCTCCGTAGGAATCCGCAAGCTGAGTTGCAAGAGAGATGGCAATCGTACTTTTTCCCATAGCCGGCCTTGCAGCCACGACAATCAAGCGACCGGAGTAGGGCGAGTTTCTTGAGGCGATGCCACCCTGTATTGCATCATCGAGAACCTTAAGACCGGTGCTTATTGCAATTCCTTCAGGAAGTGGAGATAGCAGCTCATCAACAGAAGAGAGCCAGTCGTCCTCCTTTTTCTCAATTAGGGAGATGTTGTTCCAGGTGTCGTGCTGTGCCTCAATAAGCTGCGGGACTTTCTCTAGGATCGTTTCTGCATCAGGTGGAGAGTTGAATATATCGAGCAGCTGCTCTGAGTTGGAAATCATCTGACGCCTGACAAGCTTAAGTCGCCAGACAGGCAAAACAGACTCAAAGCCTTCAATCGAATAAAAAGCAGATGGCGATGAAGTTACGCCTCGCACAAACTCACACTCTTTTTCGTGCCCTCTGACTTTCAGGACCTGCTCAGCCATCACAGCAATACTTCCAGGAAGCAGGAAGTGAGACTTTGCGTTGTCGGTGAAAATCTTTCTTATGACATAAAAAATCGCTCTTCTGTGTATCTCCGTAAACCAGTTATCATCAATAATACTGACAATTTTCATTACTCCCTCAATATCGCTCTGCTTTGACTCCCCCTCCATCAAGAAGCAGACGGACGCCAAAAAGCAAACTTCAAATTCATGGGTATCCCATGTTTGGATACCTGAGAGCAATTTTTCAAGCGTGATCTCTGGCGCCGCCTTACTCTTCCGACTCATTTCAGCGTGTAGTTAATTTCGGACATCGGTGGCCTTGACGGCTTGCTTGGAGCCCTATCTGCAACAAGCTTATCTATGTAGTTTCTGTGGCCATTGAAACCAAGTGACTGCCAGGTACCCTCGGCTGCAAGTTCGCAGAATTCTGCCAAAACGCCACGATCTTTCGCATATCTCAATGCAGCCATGGACCTTGCCGTTACCTCGCGAGCCAGCTTCGGGTGGGCCTTCTTGCGCTGGGTCAACCACCGCTCAAGCAGCGGCCTGTGGGGTTCCAGCCACGGCTCAAGGGGGATTTTCGCGGAAGACTTTTGCCGTGGCCCAGAGCGAACACCAGAGAATACAGGCAACACCACAGAAGCCGACTCAGGCGAATCAGTGAAAACATAAAGATGATCTCCATCACTGGAAATCCGCTTAAGGTAGCCCAGTGTCCGCAGCTCCTTCAAGGCCGCACTAATTGTCTCTGGCGAATCCGTGCCACGAGAGAGAATCCATTTCTTGTCAAATGAATACCCTGCCGAGAGGCACGTCAGCAGAAGACCCTTTGCTGTATAGCTGATGGATGGATCCATGAGCAAAGAGTTTTTAACGATGGCAATGTCATGCGAAGTTGGCTCAGCACAAAACATCGGCTGGCCCACCTTCTTGCCAGGGGCTTGATCATTCATGTAGTGTAGATGCGTTGGTTGGACTGGCCTCAGCGAGTTTCGCTGGGGTCTTTTTCTTTGATGCCGTAATGCTTGTCAAGTGATGTTCTCACTGTTTTTACGGAATCAAGCCAGCACGAAAAAGCAAGTGAACAGGCATGAGAAAAGCTAATTCCACGCCTTTCTGCTTCTGCTGACATTCTGGCGTAGACCTCATCCAAAATGTAAATGTTCTTTTTTGCCATAGGCTTTTTGCCGCTGCTGCCATAAAAAGGTAGCACCACTGACACTAGGTGTCAACCCAGCCAGCAGAGGCTCATTAGTCTCCAATTGTCACCTGTTAGCGACGAACCGATGCAGAACGCTGTAAGACATGCAAGAATGGATGCGTCCAACCGACAGATGACCATGGAACCACCAAAGCCGATACCAAAAAAAGCTCTGCAGGCAAGACTGTTCAGCGGAGGGCCGACAATACAAGCCACCCAATTCAGCGTTGGCGATTCTGTCTACGCACGCTATCACGGCGATAGAGTCCTGCAAATCGTAGGAGTCGCAAATGTAAACACTCCCGCTCCTCACTACATCTGCGAGATTGACGGGGATAGGTACATTATCTCCAAGATGCAACTCTCCACCAAGCCCCTTATTTCAGAGGTGCATGGCGGAAATCGTCGTCAACTTCAACTTCCTGTTTGACATGAAAGACGGAAAAGAGATTTATGCAGCATTCTTGGACATGTTGCCAGCTGCACTCGGAACACCGGCAATTGCCATGTACAAAGGCGAGCGCCCTTCGATCGCGGCTTTTTGGAGTGGGCAAAGACACACCTTCATGACGCCGCAGGGGGAAGTACCCATGGATGGTATTGAGTTTAGGATTTGGCCATTAAAGCCAGGATTCAAAAGGTCTGAATTACTTGCTGGCATTATTGGAGTAGGAGATGGCAAGGAGGAGGCGGTATGTGTATCACTCGGCAAATATGGCACAACGCCAGAAAAATTGCGCTCACACACAGCCGCAATCGCAGAAATGATCACAGCAATACTATCTCCGCACAGCAGGCTATACCTTGAAAACGTAATAGTGGAAAAAGATTTCAACTAATCTTGCAAAAATACCACCGCAAAACACACAATGCTTAAAAACGACCGCTGGATCAAGGAGCAGGCAGCGAAGGGGATGATCACTCCCTTCAATGACGGGCTTGTCAGGGAAGACAATGGACGGAAGGTACTTAGCTACGGAGTTTCGTCGTATGGACTTGATCTGACCCTAAGCTCAAGAGAACTGAAGATCTTCAGGCATGTACCTGGTCGGGTTGTAGATCCAAAGAACTTCTGCCCAAGCAGCCTTGAAGACACCGAGCTTCACACTGACTTGAATGACGGATCAAGGTTTTTTATTATTCCGGGGCACAGCTATGGGCTTGGCTTTGCAAAGGAATACATCAATATGCCAAGCAATGTCATTGCTATATGCTTAGCGAAGTCAACTTATGCAAGATGTGCAGTCGCGGTAAATGTTACGCCAATTGAGCCTTCTTGGAGAGGCTACCTGACGCTAGAAATCGCAAATCACAGCCCAGGTGATGTAAGGGTTTACGCCGATGAGGGGATCTGCCAACTCCTTTTCTTTGAAGGCGAGCAGTGTGCAACCACCTACGCCGACAGAGGTGGAAAGTACCAGGATCAGCAACCTGAAATAACTCTTGCCAAGGTCTAAGCTAAGATTGAAGCCCCAGCGGTGCGTCAACACCCTGGGGCACGATCAATCCATTGGAGGTGGACCGATGGTCCCAAGCTTACCGGAACGGCCTGGCACTCGCTATGGCGAGTGGACAATTATCAGAGAAGTCGAGCCAAAGACATACAAAAGAAGAAAGTCTAGGCAGGTTCTCGCAAAGTGTGGGTGCGGGGTAAAAAAAATACTATGCTTAGGTAATCTTAGGCAAGGCAAAAGCACTAAATGCTTTGAATGCTCCAAGGTTACGCATGGATTCTCGAATCGCCCGGAGTACTATGTCTGGGACTCAATGCTTGCGCGATGCAACAACCCAAATAGCGAATCTTACCGCAATTACGGCGGCAGAGGAGTCACGGTATGCAGCCGGTGGGATCCCAAAAAAGGCGGATCATTTGAAAACTTTTTAACTGATATGGGCGAAAGACCCGACCCAACATATCACCTTGACAAAGAGGCTGTTAACATGGCCTCAATGGAATATGGCCCAGATACAACAAGATGGGTACCTAGAATCGAAAATAACAGAAGAAAGCGCAACTGTAGATTTATTGAATTCAATGGAAAGCGCATGACAGTTTCTGAGTGGGCTCAGGAGCTAGGGGTTAATAGCTGGCTTATACAGCAAAGGCTTGACCTTGGGTGGTCTATTGAAAAAACATTGACCATGCCATCCACAAGGCCCAAGACTAGACCCCTCGCAAAAGATTAGGCAAACCGCAAAATCAGCCCACAAATCACTCTGGCTCGGGTCTGAGCAGGTTAAGGCGGCTTGCAGGTTGCACGTACTGGGGCTGGGCTAGTAGGGTGATTCCCGAACACCGCAGCCCTTTTTTCATGGACCCAAGGTTCCGGGTAGAGACCATCGCGGCCACGCCCGAGCCGAATCGAGCGGTGTGGCGTGCCATGCACACCGACTACTGCGAGGATTTTGTCGCGGACCAGGAGGCCCCCGACGAGCGGAAGGCGGCCGAAATCTGCGTCAGGAGGCTACTTGCAAGCGAAAGAATGCATGGCGGGCCATATGAGCACCCGCAAATCACCTTCAACGTAGGCTGGTTTCCACATTCCGTAATGCAACAAGCCCGTACACATCGGGTAGCAATAAGTTTTGACGTGCAGTCTTCGCGTTATACGGGTCAAAGAATTCTCGATGTAGTTAGTGGCAAGCGAGAGCTTGAAGAAGTTTTCTATCTTAGGCCACTAGGCAGCTACTCCGATAGGCAAGGCAAGAGGTACGAGTACACCGAAGACTGGCGTGCTTTTGATTTAAGGGAGTGCATGAACGCCGCACGGATCTACTCGGACAAGATCACACAGGGCTTTGCGGAAGAGCACGCAAGGGGCATGATCCCATTTGATTTCAGGCAGCATTTCGTCGTCAGCTTCAACTCTCGCTCGCTTTGCCATTTTCTTGATTTGCGTAGCAAGGCTGATGCACAGATCGAGATCCGCTGGCTATGTGAACTGCTGATGCCGAGGTTCAGGGAATGGATGCCTGAGCTTGCAGAATGGTACGCCAACCACAGATACGGAAAGGCGAGGCTAGCACCATGACATGCGAGGATTACTTAAAGGATATAGGCCGAGTACCACTTCTTACAAGCCAGGAGGAAATTGTACTCGGCAATAGCGTCCAGGCAATGACCAGGATGCTTGAAGACAAAGGAATCTCATATCAGTTGTCCGCCAGTAACATACGGGAAGCGCTTGAGCAGCTTGATGACCAAGAAAAACGCATAGTCAAAAATGGACTGAGAGCCAGAAACCGCATGGTTTCGGCAAATATGAGACTTGTAGTAGCAATAGCCAAGAAATATGTCAATAAGCAGGTCCACATGACAATGCAGGACCTGATCCAGGAAGGTGCTATTGGGCTAACAAGAGCTGCCGAGAAGTTTGATCCAGCCCGTGGCTACAAGTTTTCGACCTATGCTTATCTGTGGATTAAGCAGGGGATGACAAGGGGTTGCGAAGCGCAGGAGGGAATGATCAAGCTGCCAGCGCATCTTCAACGAATGATCAGGAAAGCGGCGGAAGTAAGGATCAGGCTATCTGCAAAACTTGGAAGAGAACCGAGCTTCAGCGAATTATCAGAAGAGATGGGAGAGGTTGACCAGGAAAAACTAAGAGCAATCATATCAATGCACATCATGATGTCACCAGCAATTATTTCTATTGACATCAGGGCCGAGGGAAACGACAGAAGCTTCCTGTGTCTTTCAGATATTCTCAACACGGATGACGAAAGCGAGATACGTGACTCAGAGGAAAACGCATCAAAGCTTAACTTTGTAATGCTTGCGATTCAGGCACTTGACCCTATTGACAGGGAACTGATCACAAGAAAGTACGGGATTGGCTGCGATCCCGTTTCTGTCAGAGAGCTTGCACAGATGACGGATCTGGCGCCACAGGTCATAAGGGAGCGGCAACAACGCGCTGCAGCGAAGATACGCTACGTTGTTACAAGCTTTGTGGCACCCACGAACTGAAGAATTGCCGTCACCCAGTCGTGACGGACTTTTTGCCAGGGCCGACTTTCAGGAAGAGACTGGCTGGATCCTGAACCTGGCGGCGAGCCGCCCCGGACATTTCCAGAACGGCAACAAATTCAAGATAGCACAAAGCCCAGCAGCCACCGGAGGGAAACTGCTGGGCTTTGGCGGGGCTTCATACCAGTCTCCCGTATTGACGCCTCATTCGCGCCTGGGAGTGTTGCTGGCAGATGCTTGAATCAGTTTAACGACTCAAGCAGTTGGCGTCAATACTTTTTGCCGCCCTTGGAGCCTTTGGAACCTTTGGAGCCCTTGCCACCTTTGGGTTTCATCGGAGTAACCGAGAACTACGGTTGAATTTTAGCCAGAGGAAAACAATAGCTAAAAGCGAGGTGGATCATCCTGAATCCAGCGACTAATCATCTGATTCATATCAGCATGAGGTTTTACTGAATTGCGCTCAAACCTTTTTTCAATCTTTTTGATTCTACCCTTAGAGAGATTGGCGCCAACAATTCCGCTAAAGCGCTTGGCAACGATCAGGGCAAGAGCAAAGGAACCGTTACCACTGACGCTTGAAGGTCTCATTCGGAGTCAACCTGTAAAGCACCAGGCTAATCGCCATACAGCAGCGCCTCAGCTCATGATTCATCTTTCCACCAGGATTGCAGCTACATGCAGCAAGGGGGATGACTTCAATGCAGATTTGTGCTACATCGCAGCGGTCCGCCGCAGAGCGCTTCCCCATTGCTGCAGCACGGGCTACCATGATCGGCAGTTCCTACGCCTCAAAGGCAAAGGGGGCTCCCGGCGAACCGAGAACCCCCTTCAAAAACCAGAACCGCTGAGTTTGGCGACCGCTGCGGGATCTGGGTGAAACAAGCACCATCAGATGCTACCCGCTCCAGCACCCAAACCGCAATCCCCCCTTGAGCAGTGGCTCAGGACCGCTCACAGCAGCGAGTGGTTTGAGGTCATCGAGCGGCACGAGAGCACCGGCTGGTCCTCGATCAGGAAGCCCTTCACGATCGAAGGCCTGGTCAAGCACTTCTCCAATCCAGAATTTGTAAGCGGCATCAGGCAAGAAAAGCTTGTACGTTACGGCGTTGCAGATATTGATCACAAGGAAGACTATGCAAGTCAATACTGGCATCAATTTGCAAAGAGCCCTGAGCTGATCGAGCTGGAAGAGAGGGCCGAGCGGATCGGCTGCCGGGTGTCGTTCCTGAGGAGCAGCCATTCGGGCGGCCTGCACGTCTTTGTGAGCTTCCCGGAGGCGATCCATGCCTGGCTGGCCCACTGGCTCATGACGTGGCTCCTGGAGGCCTCTGGGATGGCCGTGAAGGCGGGTCAGGCCGAGGCGTTCCCCAGCCGGATCGACTACCGCTCAGACGGGCAGCGAGCCCGCAGCAACGGCTTCCGCCTGCCGGGTCAGGAAGGCAGCGCCCTGATCGTCGCGGAGTCCTTCTACGAGGGCACCGACACGATATATGGACAGCTGCTCGATGACCTTGAAAATACTGAGTATTGCAGGGAATGGAAGAGAGCACTTAACAAGTGCAAGGAGTTTAGGTACTTTAGGTTAAAGGCCGAAAGAGACTTTGATAGAACTGGCGTGACACCAGAGACTGACATCGAATGGAAGGAGGGTGGAAATAGCAATGAGATACTGCGCCGAATTACGACAATAGTTCGGATGGCCAATCGCAATATCAAGTGCGCGATTCAGCTTGGCAAAATCATCCGCGATGTTGCGATGAGTGCGCCAGGGTTTAATCAGTTTGCATCTGAAGCCACCAAGAAAGACTTAATGCTTGAACGCGGTGGCTGGGCCGAAAGGTGGGCCAAGTCATCACTTAGCAAGCGCTTCTGTGGAATGCTTGCATCTTGTGAGCGTGATAGCGGCAGAAACGAGCGACTTTCTAATGAAAGCAAGAAAAAGATCAAAGACTTTTCAGAAAGTCATCCAGAAGCAGCTTCATGGAGCAAGAGAAAGCTGGCCAGGGAGATCGGCATAGCCCGTGGAACCCTTGAGAAGCACTGGGAATACTGGGTTTCCCTACCGGCTCACACCCCCTCTAATAACGGTGGGGGTCAGTTGGAACCCCCTACAGATCTATGTAGAGAGGAGGAATTGGCTCCGAAAGGGTCGAATTTGCAAGTCACTAGCAGGATTGTATATGATTTTATGAGCATTTTCACAGAAGAAGACCTGGAGGAGTTTGACTTGATGCTAGGCAGGAGCCAGTTCTCATTAAGTCATGATCAAAGTAGGCGAAAACAAAGTCTGCCGATGGGTTTTTGTACGTAGCTGCGTGGATCTCTGTGCTTAGCAGTCCCATGAAATCATTCAATTAAGCCCATGCAGATGCACCAAAAGTTAAAGCAGGAAGATTCAGCAGCTTATCAGCCGCTTGTTATTGCAGTAAAGAAAACTAAATGCTTGCCTAAAAACGTGAGTGGTCTGGAAGTTTTCAATACTTTCAAGTTTGCGTTCGGTTATGCTCCAGAGCGAGATGAAGACGATAGATGTCTTTACACGCAAACGCAGCTTGAAATTGTTGCAGCCAGCTGCTCGGTTGAAGCTACTTACTTGTCGGAGCTTGAGCAATGGCGAAAGCTTGTCCCGCTGGCTGGCTGTCAAACAAGGATGACAGCAATGCGCAAGCTTTCAAAAATTGCGGATGATGGCTGGTTGTTGCGCTGCAGTTACAGGCGTGGCAAGCTTTGGCTCTGCAAGGAAGATGCTGAGCGACTTTGTTATGTGAACAGGAGCGGTTATCGGTCGGTTCCGGCCCGCTGGTCCTTGCCAACCGTACTCGGTCCGGTAGCCTTATGAAGGCGCCTCAAGCGCTCCGCATGGCCTGGGACAGCCCCCACAGCACCCAGGCCCCCTGCCGGGGCTACCCGTAGGCCATCCGACGCAGGATCTTCTCCTCTACCGGATCTCGCCATTGCCCCTGTGGCAGATGTTTTACCTGGCCGGTATGCTCGCTTTTTACAGCAACCGTTCCGTCAGTAAGAAATTCCAGCAAAAGGAAGCCGCCATGCCAGCCTCCCCTGCCGTCCCTTACCTGGATTCGTACAGGTTCAATCTGTAAATCGACCACGCTCGTCACGCTTACGCCTGGGGCGGTTCTCCCTGGTGGCACGCTCACGGCGATGTACCTCGTATGGGAAAAGCTCAGATGCCATGTGCAGGACAAGCTGAAGAACTGAATTGTCTTTAGACTTGCTCATGCCAATAGCTTCTGAAAGCACAAAAAGACCGAAGCCAATCCAAACCTCAGCATTTTCGGTAACAGCTGGAAGACTCATTTGATTTTCTCCTGTGTTTGTTGATGGAGTAGGCGCTGTTCAATGACATCCTTGTCTGCAACCATGGCAATTAGTGTCAGGACTGCTACAAGTAGTATAGCCCAGGCAGCAAATTGTGTGATGGACCACTTTGCAGCGTCAGTACCGCCCCTTCTGCTTGCATCCGAGGTGACAAGGCTATCTACTTTTTCTGTTAATGACTGTATATGCGCTGTCGTTACCATGTTGCGCTCAAGCTCGACCTGGCGTTTTTCAAGAGCTTCAACTCGCGTCATGAACGCAGTTGTGCTTGCTTGATTTTGTGAAATGATGTTTTGAAGGCCTGTTATCAGGCCCTCAAGCCGGCCAAGTCGATCGACAATGGCGAGCATTGGATTTTCGTTTTCGCCCATTGCAGGCCAGTCACTCAGCTCCTGCGGAATTCTAGCTTTGAGCCGCTTTACAAGGATTTACTTTATGTTTGCCGACCTATGGTGAGCCGCCGCTGCTACTCCTGGAATACGCCAACGTAAACGGTTCCCTTGCTGCACAAGGGGAGGATCTTGTCGCGACAGTCAATATTGTGAACGCGAATACATCCAAGCGTTGGATGCAGGGTTTGGCGCTCTGCCCATGCACCAGGCCATCCACATGCAGCACCCCCGCCATGGCACATAATCCCAGCTCGACTATTTGCAGCTTCTTGGTTTTCAAGCTCAACCAGATCGAACGAATACCAGCCGTAAGACTGTGCTGTGTCAGATTGCGGTGGCTTTGGATTCTGTTCGTAGTCTCTGTAGATCTGACCGATTTTGTAAAGACCTGGAGGTGTATCACCATTCTTTTGGCGCCAGTTGGAATGCTGTCCACTAGCAAGACATGGAATCCTCCAAAGAAGCTTGCCAGTGTGGTCATAAGCTTCCATGTCCTTGTCTCGATCGTTGACGAGCAGGTAGCTATCGCCTGGCTTTACTGGTGCTTTCTTTCTGGGGCCAACGAGCCCCTCTTCTTCCTTGCCGCGAGGATCAAGGCCGGCTGGCTTGGGTTTTTCGGATTGAGCAATTGACGGGAAAGCTTTCAAGGCTTTTGCGTAATGGTCTTCCCGATCGTCAAGCCCATTTGCCGGATCCCTGCCATTGACCTTGGCGCTAACTTGTCTGCAATTTGCTCCATTATCAATGAAGGAGTTCATTGCATTTAGGTGCCACCAAAAACCAGCAGATGTAAATGGGTATTTCGTGGAAACGTACTGGCAGCCAAGCATCACATCTTTGTCGCCAATAAAATCCGAGAAACGCTGGTAGTTGTATCTGCCTGTCAGTTGCAGTGCACCAGCCCCCTTGAACCTTGGCCCGTCTCCAGCTTGGGTATTTCCAAGATCCTTCCTGCCTTCGTAGGCGTCACCAGAAGCAAGCTCTTGTATCCAGCGCAGGCCTCCAGTTTCATGAGCAATCTGAGACAGGAAATGCCTGATCCTGGGCGGAGTGTTGATAGAAAAACGCCTCAGGCAAGCATTTAGGTCATCCAGTTGGCCCTGGCTCGGGAATCGCCCGAAGATCGCCGACGCCTGCGCCATAGAGACCAGTTCGCCCTGGCTCTGCGGTGGTTGGTCGCCTGGGGTGGCGGAGGGCCGCTCCGGCGCCTCCTCGGCCCCTCTCCAGATGCGGTAGAGCTTCCCGTCCCGGTTCAGGGCCTTGGGGTCCAGCTCAACCAGCCGGGTCAGCGACGCCTTGACGAAGGCGCGATGCCTTGCAAGCGATGAATCAAGGCTTTCCGCAAAATCAGAAGGTAGCGGCTGTGCAGCCATGATTAAGACCCGACTGCACAAATGCTAACGGTGAATTATGGAGGTGGATCTGCAATCGTGTTTCCAGCTGCTATCCACTCGTCAAGCAGGTCGTGCGCGTAAAGACGCGGCGAGCCGTCATTCAGATAGATGCTTGTCATGGTGTTATCGCTAAACACCAGTGAAACTAGATCAGGGCTTCTGCGAGTGTAGGTGGCGCTTGCAACGGAAATAGTGGTTTCCATGGTTTCAGGTTTTAACAATGACAATCATACCGTGGGCGGGGTGCTCGTTGAGCAGGGCGTTTCCGGCAAAAGATTTGTAGAGATAGTAAATATCGTGCTTTCCGCCCGACAAGGCTCTCGCCCATTGTGAGCCGGCGGTAGAGTCTGCGTAACGAACTTCACCATAAAAAGCATCAGCCGCTGGACTGGTACTGCTGTCAACCCCAGGCGCCACATAGGATATTGGCCCCTGCCCAGTCTGCTCGCCATTCCAGTTGTTGTAAATATCAAGAAAGGCTGTGACCAGTGTGTCGCCAGCCTGCACCCAGCTTATGCGTGGAGCGGTTGGGTAAACGCTACTTGGAACGACCGACCATGTTTCTGTAGCGGTGGTCCAAGAATTAGAGAAAAAGTAGACTGCACGAGAGTCGTACAGGTTGTAAAGATTTGCCAAGTAGATCTTGGGGAAACTCTCGCTATTTGCGCCAAGTATTCCTCCTCCAAGGTCAACTGTGCTCGTGCCTGCTGTTGTTGTTCTAACAACCCCAATGAGTCTTCGCGCTGGATTTCCGTTGCGAACGAGTACGCCGTCTTGACTTCCGCGTGTTGGCGGAGATGTTGAGTTGCTCCATGCGACAAATTCCACGGCAAGCGTTGGGCTTAGCGCTGTCCCGCTGTTGTACAAATAGATGTCGTAATTGGTGTTTGCCAGGCTTGCACCAGACATACTAAATGTTTGAACTCCACTAAATCTGACAACTTGCCATCTCAGTGAAGCCGTGCTGTAGAGGGCAATCTCGTTCCCATTGAAAGGATGGACGTAGATGCTTGTGGAATTAAGTTGGTTGGATGATGGAACCGCGCTTGAAGAAGAAAGGCTAACGCGAAGATTGACGACACTCTTAACTGCGTCGCCTAGTGCTTCGATTAGTGTCTTGGGGGTAATTACGAGATCGTCTCGCAGGAACTCCCTTGCTTCAAGTCCGGTGGCAATTTCAATGATGCCTCGTGTTGTTGTGTTTGCTACCGGAAGCTCGGGGAGCACTTCACCGAAGCCTCCCTCCCAGTTAGGGGATCCAGAGATAACGCCGCTACCAAGATCAAGCTCGCTGTTGATCGTGAGCTTATTGACAGCCAGCTGATCAAAGAAAGTTGGGAACGCAATCTCGTCAATAGGTACGTTGGAGTCGCCAATTGCTTCAAAGGAGATCTCGTTGCCGGTCGCCAGATCCTGTAATCCCTGTGGGCTTACAATCAGACCTTCCTCGTTGAAGCCGCTGGCATAGACGCGCCCACCATTTTTGTTGGTGAAATAGTACGTGAACTTGTTGACAGCGCTGAGTTCAAGCTGGTATTCCGGCAGGGCCTTGGTGTAGTTCAGCGTGCCCGCCCACTCCCACGCATGACCAAACAGGCGAATGTTTGATGGACGACGGAATTCAATAGGCCAATTGTTCCAGCTGGTTGCAGCTCCAGACGGTGGAGCAAGGCCGTCAAGCTGTGAATTCGGGTTCCGCTCTCGCGTAGAAGATGTTTTCGGAAGGAGAATTGTGTGAGCATTTGACGAGCTAAATCCAAGGCTTACCAGCAGGGAGTGAAGACCAAGGTAGTCAGAGGCTGAACGGTATTGCGCCTGGATTGCTGGATCACTACTCCAGACATTGGAGAGGTTGTATCCACAGGTCGTTGTGTTATCATTTGCGTCGGTATCATTGTCAAAGATGATTGTTGGCTGGCTGTTCTTCCAGAAGTCCTCAGGGTTGTAGGTATTCTCCATGTGGACATAGGCCTGCTCCCACTTTGAAGAGATAAACGATGTGTCACTGTTTTCGGTTGTGCAACTCCACTTCTTGCCCAGGTACGAAACACAGTCACCCGTTCTATAAAGCTGTCCGCTGGACCAGTTGCGGGTCGGATTGCTTCGGCGAAGCTCAACAGAAGCGGACCTGATTACACCATTCCCCTCTGGTGCAACTGAATTTGATACAGCAACGGTAACCATTGCGCTATCTGGGATGCTGCCAACAATTCCATTGCTTCCAGGACTTGTTTGCAGAATGTAATCCCTGATAGGAGTACGAGAAAGGACGTTAGTATTGTTGACGCGAAGCGAATACTTCCTTTCATCAGTTGTTCGCACGTCCTGCAGGCGCCGGATGTAGATCCTTGCGCCAGCTAGGCCTGGCCAGTTTTGCCCCGTAGCAAGTCCTTGGGAGTTCAGGATCTCATCTCCCGGATTGATGCCATCTTCCGTGTCAAATACAGCCGTAACATTGATTACGTCGGGCTGAGCTGGATTCCATGCGGCGCTGGTGAACCTGGCCCTATAGTCAAGGCCCCTTGAATTTTCAACCCAAACATAGGAGCTAGGCTTCAGTGAATAGCCATCCTTTGCAAGGCTTGCTGGTACGCCAGGGAAAGAAATGCTTTCAGAGATGGGGACAGACAGCTTAATTGCGGTAGCATCATTTGCCACGGAGTCGTCAATCACCCCAAGATAAATCTTGCGGATATTGTTTGTTTTTTGGGTGAGGTTGGTTGCAACGCGAATTGATCCAACATTCCAATTGGAATCACTTACAAAAGCGACATTTTTGTAGCCTTCTGCCAGTGCGGCGCAGCCACCAAAATTAGAGTTACTGTTCGTGATGGTGATCTCACCACCGGACTGAACCCAGTGATGAATTCCCTGTCCAATCGCAAAAACGGAAACCTCTTGAATGATGGCATCGTTGATGCAGCGAATGTGGAAGCTCCTGCGAACAGGATTCATCCGAACATCATCAGGATCTGAATTAATAAAATC